AAAGTAAATGTAGATCCTGAACCACTTGCATATTTAAATTGAACGGTATGAGATCCTGAAGTTGAATTTCTTAAAATATAAAAAGTTTGTACATCAAGTGGGATAGTTACAATTTGATTTCCACTAATAGTGCCTGTGAACTCTATCATTCTGTGAGCAAGCGTTGCTCCAGTTGATCCATCAGAAACACTTAACGCTGTTGTCTGAGCACCACCGGCTATTGACTGTTGAGTAAATCCTCCGAGAATTTGTTCAACAAGTTGTAAATTTGTATTTGTCTTTGTACCCCAAGTACCAGCGTTTTCACCTGTTGCCTGTAATTCAACACCTAATGGTGTATATGTTGAAGCCATTTTTTCTCCTTATGCCACGTCACTATAACTTGTATTTGATCCTGTTGCAACATTGGAATACGTATCATTTGATCCTGTTGAAACATTAGAGTAGCTAGAGTTTGATCCAGCTGCAACATCCGAATAGGTATCATTCGAACCCGTTGAAGTATTAGAATACGATGTATTTGAACCAGTGTCAATATTACCAAAAGCTTGAATACCAATAATTCCTAAAGTCGATGTAATTTGACTCGTTAAAAGACCTTGAGTAACATCTGTTAAAGTTATTGAACCTACCGCAGAGGTTGCTGCTATGCCTGTTAGAGGTTGACCTGTTTCAAGAACTGTTGAGCCTAGGGTAAAGGTTGCACCAATTCCGGTAATTGGAACAATTTCAGTATTATTAATTTCAACAGATCCAATTGTTGTGCTTGCTTCTTCTCCTGTAATTGGAACACCAATTTCTGGTACCGGAGTTCCAAGTCCCGATGTTGCTGCTTGACCAGTTATTGGAACAGTATTTTCTAAAGTAATAGAACCTAATTCTGTTGTTGCTGCTTGACCCGTAAGTGCAATCGTTGGGCTAATTGCTGTAGCCAAAGATCCAACTGCTGTCGTTGCTTCCTGACCACTCACAAGTTCACTTGTTTGAAGTGTAGTGCTACCTAACGTAAATGCTGCTTGTAAACCAACTGCATTAATAACTTTATTATTAGAATCTCCATAAGCAAGATCACCCCAACCTTCACGACCCCAACCCACAAGAGTGCCTGCATAATCTAAAACAGGTGTAGCAAAGTCTGCTTGTTGTCCTGTTGGCACAACAACTTCTGTAAGAGCAACACTAAGGTCATCAACTTCACCTACCATAAAGTCACCAGGACCATTCATGGTTAAAATGTAAGTCATTTCATGACTTAGAGAACCTACAGCAGTGGTTGCAGATTGACCTGATAAAGAATATGAAAATTCTAAAGTAGGACTACCTAAAGAAACTGTTGAGCTTACTCCCGTTAAGGCAGCGATTGATGTTAAATCTAAAACAGGAGTTCCAAGTGAAGTTGTTGACCCTTCACCTGTTAAAGAAATAATAGAAGTTAGATCGAGTGTAACGCTACCAATACTTGTTGTAGCTTGTAAACCAGTTAAGGTTACAGTTTCATTTGCAAGATTTCCCCATTCACCATCGTTCCAAGATTTTGCTCCATAACCAGTAGTAAGTAAATCACTCTCGTCCCAGTAAGCTTGGCCCCAGGTAAATCGTCCCCATCCCGACATGGGTTATCCTCTATGCGATTCTAATGATCGCGTTAGATGCGTCTGCTGTTGGAAATTGAATTGTAAAAGTTCCGCTTGATACTGTTTTATCACCACCGAAAGCGATAACAGCAACAGCTTTGTTAGACTGCGAAGAGTTATAGATTAATGCACCGTTAGCTGTGAAAGATGCGGAAGTAAAACTCACATCTGCAAAATCACAGAATGCAGTTGTTCCAGATGTTGTCGGTGTAACACTTGTTAAAGTGGCACCACCTGAACTGTATGCAGAACCAGATGTATTTGAAATTTCGTTTGAAGATGAGAAAGCAGTTGTCGCTGCACCTAAAGATGCATCACTTGTATATAAAGCGATCTTAAAAGTATTTCCAGATGAAGCAGTAAAGTTATGTGTACCTACTAAAATCTCTTGTTTAAAACTTGTGCATATTGCCGATGTAATTGCCATAAAACTCCTAACTGTTTGGCTGTTTTGATTGTAAAGGAATTCGCATAGTTCCGTCTGTGTAATCGTCTCTTCTGCGTCTTCCAATTTGCTCCACAGCAAACTTTTCTACTTCTTGTTTATACTTGTTTTCATACAATTGCAACATATCTTGTGGGCCTTTTAAATAAGCATAAGTTTCTGCTAAACAGCAATATAAAAGTCCATTTGGGAAATTTAAGCTAATATAATTAGTGGTATTATCTGAGGCTAAAGTAGCTGGCATTTTATTATAATGCACTCTAAATTTATAAGTTGCATCTGGAACTGGAGCAAACATCATTCTTCCAGAATTAGTATCACCATCTCCGGTACCACCACCAAACATAGCATAATATTTAGGCTTTCCTCTTTTACTAGACTCAGTTGAAGGAATATATTCTTGTAAATATGTGATGTCTTTTTTCTCTAGATAAGTATTAGCACCGGTGGTAGCGCTAGTAGAATCATAGACTTGAATAGCTCTAATAAACAAAGCTCCTCCAGGAGCATTGATAGTTTCTTGTCCAACAACTAAATCACCTTCTTGTTGTTTTCGATCTGCATCGATTGGAACATCACGCATAATTCGATACTGAGCATTTAAAATAATGCTTTCCAAAGTATCCGTAGTTAAAACATTTGAATCTACTTCAGTGTAGTTTCTAATTTGTGTAATTAATCCGCTATAACTTAATCCTGCCATTATGGTGTTAACGTAACGGGTCCTGCTGTAACCGTCATTCCGCCTCCTTGTTCAGTCACGGTAGGGGTTGATCCTAACGTAAATGTATAATTGTTTGTTCCTGTAACTGTTATACTAAATCCAGAAGCACTTTCAAATGCTGTAAAAACTACGCCTCCAGGGCTACCATCTACATTTCTAAACACTACAGTATCAGATGATGACCTTCCGTGTGAAGGTTCTGTGACTGTAATCGTTGTTGATCCTGATGTGATATTAAACGGGTTACCAGGTAATAAATTTTGTGTTGCTGGTTCTGTTCGTGCAGGTCTTACAGTTCTTAAACCTTGTGGATCAGCAGTATGTGATTTTGGCTGTAGTTGTGGATGTTTAGCTTCAAACTCTGATGTATGAACAAAAGATCCATTCCATTCTCTAACCATTTCTGTATATGGAAATTCTTGACCTGATCTATCAGATATGAATTTTGCGTATTTTCCTGAAGCAGTATTAGACATTTGGATAATAAGTTTTAGGGGTTATAAATGAACTTGAAGAAGAACCATCTTCTTCTAAAGCACGTTGTAATTCATCTTCGTATAATAATTTTAATTCTTGAGTTCTTTGTGGGGCATATTTAATAGACAAATAATAAGCCAAACCAGAAGACATACAAGGAACAAATCGGTAAGGCACATCAGTAGCGTTAGTATAATCACCCACATCTTGTATTCTTTTAACATAATAATAATTTATAAATTTACCTGCTTCGCTAGTTCCAGGAGTTAAATATAGAGTTATAGTAACTTTATCAATAAACCTTTGAACAAAATATTGAGTGGGTTGACCTGTATCCGTTTTGTTAGATAAAGCTTGGTAAGCGGATCTATTTATTTTTGTAAGCGGTGTATCTACATTAGATGAATTTCTAAAAGAAGCTTCTAAAACATCATCTACACCATAAACAGCAGTGGCATCAGAGGTGCCATCACCTGTGGATCTAAACATCGTGTACACTGCTTGATTGTTAACTAACGTAATTGAATTATTTGCAACTTCCCAGTAATGTAGACCACGATTAGCCCACTCCTGAAACATGATATTTAAAGATCGTCTGGCACTTTTTAACTGGTAGCCAGATACTCCTGCCATTCCAATTCTTTCGTAACCTTCTTCTATAATCTCATCAATAGAAAAATTTTTATCAAATACGTGTGTGCCAGAAGTAGTATTAGCCATTTAAACTCCTACTTATCAATCAATAAAGTAGCTGCATCTATATTTGTAATTGTAGAAACTTTCATTCCGCCTTTAAATAAAATTCCATCTTCAGGAAAGTTCACTGAAAAAACATCTCCTGTAGGAACGTCAGCTTGAAACAAAGTTGTGCTATCTGTATTGTCTTGAAGTATAATCGTTCCAGCACCTCCACCGTCTGATGCTAAAATAATTCCTCTTAGTCTAGTTCTACCTGCAAATACTGCACCGGTTGCTGTAACTCTTACCGATTTTATATCGCCCTTATAACTCATTTATATCTCCTTTTAAAGGTGCTCCCGAAGGAGCACCTTAAATTATTAACTATCTGCAAAAGGTGTTGCTTCAGTACCTGTACCGATCAACACAGCTTCTACTAAATATACGTTATCTTCAAGTGCAGTGATTGTAACCGTGCTACCTTTGTCTCCACCTGTAGTTCCGCCATTCATGCTGATAACATCGTTTGATGATGCTGGTGCAAATGTATTATTAGTTCCATCTGCAACGTTAACAACAGTTGCGTGACCGACAAATTTGTCAGTTCCATCAGTTTTAATATCGCAATCAGTACAATCTGTGCCTACAAAAAATTTGTAAACCGCACCTAATTGATTGTTTGCGTTAGGATCGTCAGATCCAGCTGATCCGCCTTTGCTATCTGCTTTGATTGTTGGAAGTGTGATTGCACCATCTGCATCATTTACTTTAATCACTTTACCTGCGTGAGCAGCAAAAGTTAAAGTAGTTTCCGCTGTGATGTTTACAACCGCGTCAGGTCCTGCAGTAACGAATCCTCTTAAAGATTTTACTGGTCCTGAAAATGTAGTTTGTGCCATATTATTATCCTCCTAGTTTAATTAACATGGTCTCTAGGCCGTCGACTATACGCGTCCATGTCAATTTAATAATGTATAGTAAGATTTTTATATAGCAGAAAGGTCCCCTTAGCAAGTGTTTCCACTTTTTAAAAAGATAGACCCCTAGTTAACTAGCGTAGTTGTGGTACTCTAGATCCTGTGGATTCCTCTTTGGTTGCTCTTGGTTTTTCAAAATCTGTCTAATTACTTTTTTGATTTGATCTCCTAGAGCTGACATTTCTGGTGTTACCATTCCGCCGTTTTTAAGATACAATTCGTTCCATCTAGACTCGAAGTGGATCTTCCTCGCGAACAACACCATGTTGTCTTGAGCCATCATTAACCTCCTCATAGGTTATATAGAACTCGCTTTTACCATTGTAATTAAGCTTGTTCGGCTCCCATTTTATAGTGTTTTTTCCTAGAAAGTCAATTATTTCTTTATGGACTTGAGACATAACAAGCATAGAACTTGAAGTTTCTAAAATAAATTCTGTTTGTAATTTTTTGGTAAATATTTTGATTTTGTACTTTGAAGTCATTTTTCCTTTCTAATTTTTAATTGGGGCCAGATTGTGTCTGGCCCCAAAAATCGTTAAAGATTATGCACCTTCAACACCGAAGATACCTCTAGGGTCAGAAACTCCAAAAGAGTATCTTTCTCTAGCTTTGTATCTTACGTTACCAGTATCAAAGTCGCCTTCCATAGCAGTCTTAATAGGTGCTCTGTCAAACATCTTCATACCATTTGGCACGTCAGTGATAATGTAGAATGAGTCAGTATCAGTTAAGAAATTGTTCACTCTGTATCCTTGCGGAATCATACCCATAGATACGATTGCATTGATATCATTATCAGCTGTAGCTGTTCTACCTTGAGACTTCATTAATCTCTCCGCAGTGAATTGGTTTTCACTTGGAACGATCATTTTCACGCCTCTAGCAGCAATCTTTAAACCTCTTTCATCAGTAAGCGCAGCAATGTCAATCATTGATTGCTCTAATGAAGTTTCGTTTAAGTCAGCTTGAGTAGTTAAAGTGTTTTTAAACGAACCAGCAATTGTTGGGTGAGCTGTGTTAAATAAAGAAACACCGTCACCTGCATCAAAATTGTCCGCAGTTGGTAATCCATTGTTTAATGGATTAGCCGCTTTAACTTGTTTTGTTTGTGCCATTGAACGTGCTAACGCTTTTGTATATCTAGACGCGAGTCTGTCATACAAGTTATCTTCAATAGCTTCTTCAGTTATCGAGAATGCAAGAGCGATTGTCTCGTGAGTGTATCTTGCAGTGAAAGTCTCTTGAGCATTGTCAAAAGAAACACCAGATCCCTCAGCTTTGACTTGCGCTGATGCAAATCCTGATAACATAACTTCTTCTTCAAACGCTCTGTCTGAAGTTTCAGTTGTGTATATTTCAGCATGTTGATTTTCATACTGTTTATACTCCAGGCCGAATAGGGCATTCAAACCTGGCTCTAGTTCTTTGACTAGTTGTCCTCTAGAAATGGCCATAGTTGTATCCTCCTATTATACGCCGTTTACGTTCATGTCTAACAGATGCTCGTTAATTCTAACGATCCAGTTGACATTCGCAGAACCTACATCACTGTTATCTGGATCTTTTGAAAGACCAAGAATCTGCAATGTTGCAGAAGATCCCGCAGCTAAAGTTGAGTCATTTAACTCTACTTGAGATACGTAATCTGG